GAATTTTGGTGTGAGATCTTTGAAGGAGAGCATTTAAGTGTTGATTTTCACCATCAAAAGGCGGATTTAATCGTACTTGGCACTCGTGACCCCAATGATCCTTACTATAAGTGGAAAAAATGGGAAAAAGTTGATAGAAATGTTGAATTTCCCGACATTTTAAAAGACTTAAAGGGCAATTATGAGTGGATAAACTGCGAATTTATTGGTAAAAATCTAATTGAAGTACATTTTCGAAGAAATCCTGATTTTAGGTACGGTAATTCAGTTGCGATTCCTGTTTGGGATGGTGAAAAGATAGAAAATATGCCCTTCATTGAGGATCCTGACTACTTTAGACAGGGTTTTTATGTACAATAAATAAATTTTTAACAGAAATTTGAGTTGGAAAAGTTTTCAATGGGTAAGCACCTTCTGTTAGAGGTGTATAATGTTAAATTTGATCTGATCAATGACGTTGAATCTCTACAAAACGTCATGATCAAAGGCATAAATCGCGCTAAGATGACGATTTTGAACACTTTTTCTCATTGCTTTCTTCCACAAGGATGTACTGTTGTGATCGCACTTGCAGAAAGTCATGTTTCTTGCCACACTTGGCCAGAGAATGGTTGTCTAGCGGTAGATGTTTACACTTGTGGCGAAGGAAATCCACGTTTGATTGCGTTAGAGATACTTAAATATCTTGACACGGACTCTTATTCTCTGAGAGAAGTAGAGCGTTAAATAGAAATAAGGAGATAGCAACCTCCTTTATAAAAGTTCTGTTTTATATTTGTAAAACAGGAGCTAACACAATGTCAAATCTACCCGTAGATAGAGATTCAAATTACATGTATGAGATGTGGGGAACCTCAAAACTCATCACAGATTACAATTACCCACAACAAAAAAGAATCATTCAAGAGGTTATGCACGATCTAGCACCAAAGCATGATCTCAAAAAACAAGTTGAGTTGCATGAGAAAATTAGAAACGATGAAGATTATGATGACTGGGAGTATGGAACCGATGCAATGTACGGTTCTCCCTGGAAATAGTCATAAATAAATAAAGAAATTTTATGTCCAATGACCGTTACAAGGATATCTAGATCCTTCAAAGATATTAGTTTATCCTTTGAACCGCATCCTGTTACTAAGGACCTGCCGGTTCTGAAGAATGAACGTGCGATCATGCGTTCTATTCGTAATTTGGTCGAAACAATTCCAACTGAAAGATTCTTTAATTCTGTTCTTGGTTCAAAAGTTCGTTCAAGTTTATTTGATTTCGTTGATTATGGTACTGCGAGTGTAATCAGAGATCAAATTATCAATACTGTTCGGAATTTTGAACCAAGAGTCACTGATGTTAGAGTAATTGTGGAACCGTCCCCAGATACTAATAACTTCGATGTTACTGTATCTTTTGATATTATTGGGCAGGAAATTCCTACGCAGCAATATTCATTTATCTTAGAGGCAGCAAGATAAAATGCCTTTTACTAAGTTTTCAAATTTAGACTTTGATCAGATCAGAACTTCAATTAAGGATTACCTTAGGGCAAATTCTTCCTTTACAGATTTTGACTTTGAGGGTTCCAATTTCTCAGTTCTGATTGATACGTTAGCATATAACACATATATCACAGCGTTCAACTCTAACTTAGTTGTAAATGAATCTTTCTTAGATTCTGCAACAGTAAGAGAGAATGTTGTATCTCTAGCAAGAAATATTGGATATGTACCACGTTCCAGAACCGCCTCTAAGGCAGTTGTTTCCTTTCAGGTTAGTACTTCTTCAACAACCCCAACACTAACCTTACAGGCGGGTCTGGTATGCACTGGTAGTGCAGAAGGAACATCATATACTTTCTCAGTTTCGGAGAATATATCTTCATCAGTAGTCAATGGAACTGCAACGTTTAGCAACCTCACAATTAGCGAAGGAACGTTCCTTCGTAAGCAATTTGTCGTTGATGGTTCTCTTGATCAGAAATTTATTTTAGATAATTCATTCATCGATTCATCAACAATTGTTGTTTATGTGAAGGGTACCAGCGATACTGGTTTAGGTAGAGAATATTCTCTAGCAGATAATATCTTTGATATTAATTCAACTTCAGAGATCTATCTGCTTCAAGAAGTGCAGGATGAGAAATATCAGATTCTTTTTGGTGATGGATTTTTTGGTAAGAAACTTGAAAATGGGTCCGTAATTACAGTTACCTATATTGTGACTGATGGAAAAGAAGGCAACGGCGTGAGTGGTTTCTCCTTCGCAGGATCTTTAAAGGATGCTAGTGGGAATACAATTATTCCAACAAACACAATTACAGTTACAACAAATCAAAGATCCCAAAATGGATCTGATATTGAAAGTATAGACTCTGTAAAATATTTCGCACCAAGAATCTATTCATCTCAATATAGAGCTGTAACTGGAAGAGATTATGAGGCAATATTAAAATCTAAAATATACCCAGATACAGAATCAGTAGCAGTTGTTGGTGGTGAAGATTTGGATCCACCACAATATGGAAAAGTCTTGATCAGTATTAAACCAAAAAATGGTACTTATGTATCGGACTTTAATAAGCAACAAATTCAAAATAAACTTAAGCAATATACGGTAGCGGGAATTGAACCACAAATCGTAGATCTTCAAGTTTTATATGTTGAAATAGATTCATCAATCTACTACAACTATTCACAAGTTTCAACTGTAGAAGATCTTAAGAACAGAGTTGTAAATTCCCTCACAACTTATGCAGGTTCACCAAATCTAAATGCATTTGGTGGTAGATTTAAGTACAGTAAGATTTTACAAGTAATTGATTCTACAGATAGTGCGATCACATCTAACATTACAAAAGTTAGAATTAGAAGAGATCTGAAAGCAAAACTGAATCAACTTGCTCAGTATGAAATATGCTATGGAAACAGATTCCATGTAAATCCTGCAGGATATAATATCAAATCAACTGGATTCAAGATTTTTGGAGAATCCGATACCGTTTATCTCACAGATACTCCAAACTCCGATCTTAAGACTGGAATTATTTCTATTGTTAAACCCTATACTGTTCTTTCAGGAGTAGGCACAGATTCTACAATTAAAACATCCGTTATTGTTCAATCTGCAGGAACAGTTAATTATGAAACTGGAGAGATATTATTAGGTACACTGAATATCACTTCAACCGATATTCAAGACGATATTATTGAAATACAGGCATTCCCAGAATCAAACGATATCATTGGATTGAAGAATCTTTATGTCTCATTTGATGTTTCAAAAAGCACAATAAATATGGTTAAGGACGTAATTGCTTCTGGTGACGATATATCTGGAGTTGTGTTTACACAAGATTCTTACAGGTCAAGCTATTCAAACGGAGAATTAACGAGGTCGTAATATGATACAAACTGGTTTTGAATCTAGGGTAAAAATACAGCAAGTTATTGATAGTCAACTTCCAGAATTTATATTAGATGAAAGTCCAAAGGCTGCCGAATTTTTAAAGCAATATTACATTTCTCAGGAATACCAAGGCGGTCCTGTAGATATTGCTGAGAATTTAGACGAATATATCAAATTAGACAATCTGACTCCGGAGGTTGTAGTTGGATCAACTACTTTAAGTTCGGATATTTCAGCATCTTCTGCAACGATTCAAGTATCCAGTACAAAAGGATTTCCACAGTCCTACGGTTTGTTAAAGATTGATGATGAGATCATCACATACACTGGTATTACAACAAATACTTTTACTGGTTGTATCCGTGGATTTAGTGGAATTACAACATATAATGCAGGTATTACTCCCAACAATACATCAAACTATGTTGGCGATCTGATTTTTGAAACTTCTAATGGTTCGGAGCACAATTCAAATACTTCAGTAATTAATTTAAGTTCATTATTTTTAAAAGAGTTTTATAATAATCTCAAGTATACATTTACACCAGGACTAGAAAACTTAGATTTTGCTCCTGAGTTAAACGTAGGAAATTTTGTAAAGGAAGCAAGAACATTATATCAATCAAAAGGTACTGAAGAATCATTTAGAATTCTATTCAATGTTTTATTTGGAGAAACTCCAAAGATTATTAATCTTGAAAATTCACTGATTAAACCATCTTCAGCAACTTATGTAAGAAGATTAGTAGTTGTTGCAGAAAGAATTTCAGGTAATCCTGTTCTACTAGCAGGACAAACGATTAAGAAAAGTACAGATGCTAATACAAGCGCATCCGTATCTGAAGTAGAAGTCATCAGGAGAGGAGATAAAGTTTATTATAAACTTTTACTCTTCATTGGTTATGATGATTCTTTCCCAACCATTACTGGAAAATTTGGAATTACTGGAAGTACCAAAGTAGTTCAGCGTGCTCCAATTGGATCCGAAGTTATTACTGTAGATTCCACTATTGGATTCCCACAATCGGGAAAACTTTATTCTGGAAATAATGTAATTGAATACACTAGCAAGAGCATAAATCAATTTTTTGGATGCTCGGGTATCGTTGAGCAAATAAATCCTACAGAAAATATTCGTTCGGATGAAACTTATTATGGATTTGAAGACGGCAATTCAGAAAATCTTGTTGAGTTAAGGATCACTGGAGTTCTATCAGACTTTAACTCTATATCACAATCATCACCAATTGATGCTGGTGAAGAAATTTCAGTTAAAAATTTGGGTGAAATTATTGAGAACCCAGTAGACAATCCAACATATAAAGAAATTTTTGCTAATAGTTGGACATATAACACCAGTTCAAGATATCAAATTTCTACTTTTGCATCTGGAACCATATCACAAGTCACTTTAAAGAGTGATGTGGATAAGTCCAGCTTGAAAGTTGGAGATGTTATTGATATCTTAAGTAGAAATAGTGAGACTCTAGATGCTTCCGATTTGGTTGTAACTCAAATTAATGGTAAACAAATCACAACAAACGGAACATTCACACTCAATCAAAGTTTCAATTACGATATTAGAAGAAAATTATCAGTTGCAACTTCTTCTCAGGTACCTTTAGAGTATTCTGATCTAACCAGTGATGTTCAGAATGTTTATACTGAAGGTGATGAATACATTTACGTAGCCTCTAACTCGCTTCCATCTTATCAGATTTCTATTGGAATATTCAGTTACAATGCATCTTCGGTTTCTGGTCAAGATGTAACAACGGGAAATTATTCCATTCTGAACTTTTTGGATAAAGTTTCCTTCCAGACAGGATCTGAGATCTACTACAAACCATCAGAAACTCCAATCTCAGGATTATCTGAGGGAACTTATTATGTCGAAGTAATTAATGATAAGCGTCAAATTAGATTGTACATATCAAGATCCTTTATAGGGTCTGATAATTATGTTCAATTTGGTCCTCTTACATCAGGAACTCATAATTTCACTTTAAATAGTCAAAAAGAATCGGTTATCTCTCCACAAAAGATTCTAAGAAAATTCCCACTGAATGTTAATATTGCGGATGGGGATTCAGATCCAACACCAGTATCATTCGTTGGAATGTTAGTCAATGGTGTTGAAATTAGTGGATATAAAACAAACGATAAGGTTTACTACGGTTCATTAGAATCGGTTCAGGTTTTAAATGGTGGGACAAATTTTGATGTAATAAACCCACCTTTATTAGAACCATCTTCAGGCAATGCTCTCCTCCAACCTGTTGTTAGAGGATCCTTTGAGAAGGTTTATGTAAATCCCCAAGACTTTGATGTTGATGCAATCGTATCAATTGCAGTTACAGGTGGAAATGGTAAGGGTGCAACATTTGAACCAGTAATTGAAACAAGAAAAAGAGCAATAGAATTTGATGCTAGACAGATTGGATTTGGTGGCGGTTTAGATACTTCCAGCGAAACTATAACCTTTACAAAGGCTCATGGTCTTGTTAATGGGCAACAAATAACATATAATCCAGTAAACAACCAATCAATAGGTATAGGTACATTTAATGGATCTGATGCTGATAGTGGTATTACCCTGAAAAAGGGAGCCACATATTTTACAAAATATATTAGTGATACCACTATCCAGATTTATCAAACTGTATCTGATTACCTAGCAGGAATTAATACTGTAGGATTCACCACCATAGGAAATTCTGGTATTCACAAATTTGAAACTGATCTTAAAAAGACCTTAACTCAGATTAAGGTTACTAATCCAGGAAGTGGATATGAGAACAGAAGACTTCTGGTAAGTCCATCTGGAATTTCAACTGTTAATAGCACAGTATACTTTAAGAATCATGGTTTTTCTGATGGAGATCTAGTTATATACTCTACTACTGTTGGAGTTGGTACAACTGTTCCTGTTGCTATTTCTGGAGTATCTACATCAAATCAATACTACATTCTCAAAGTAGATAATGATACTTTTAAAATTGCAAATGCTGGAGTAGCAGGAACAAACACGTCAAACTACTTGAGAAAGAATTACGTAAAGTTTGAAAGCACTGGATCGGGTTATCAAATTTTCAGTTATCCAGAAATTTCCCTATCGGTTCAATACAGCACTGCTGGTATTGGAAGCACACAATTCGTTGGTCAAATTGTATCTACTCCAATTGTAAAGGGTAGTATCGTTGACGTTTATGTTTATGAAAATGGATCTGATTATGGATCAAATATTTTAAATCTACACAAGAAACCAAAAATTCTTATTAAGAATGGTAAAAACGCTCAGTTAAAACCTGTTGTTGTAAATGGACGCATCGAAGATGTTAATGTCCAATATAGTGGGTCAGAATATTATTCCACACCAGAAATTAAGATCTATGGTAGTGGTACTGGTGCTACTATTAAACCAGTCATTGTTAATAATAAACTTGTAGATGTTGTTATCATAAATCCAGGTACGGGATATGGTGCATCCAATACTACACTTGTTGTTGAATCATCTGGAAGAAATGAAGTTTTAAATGCACAAGTAAGATCATTAACTGTTAATAAGAATGTTTTATATGGACAAGAAGATGATATAAGAGAACTTGCTGATGATATCCTTATTTCATCACTGAATAATTTACAGTATACGGTATCTGGATATTCACAAAAGATTCAAGATGAATTTGCGGATAGTGGAGTTCAACACTCACCAATTATTGGATGGGCATATGATGGAAACCCAATTTATGGTTCTTATGGATATTCTAATGCTAGTGATGATAACTCAGAAATTAAGAGATTAATATCTGGATATTCTTTGAACACAACAAATGTTCAAAATAGACCAAATGGTTTTGATCCTGGATTCTTCGTAGAAGACTATGTATTTACTAATACTGGAGATCTTGATGAATATAATGGAAGATATTGTGTAACCCCAGAGTTTCCAAATGGTGTTTATGCATACTTTGCTACTTCTGAAGAGGATATCTACGGAGATGTTGTTGGACAATTCCCATATTTTATTGGTAATAAGTACAGATCTAAGTTTATCTCGGAGAATAGTAATCTAGATCAAACTTTTGATTTCAATGAATCTGGTCTGATTAGAAATACACTACCATACAAAGTAAATGAAGAATTTGCTGGTAATGATTTCATTATTGAATCTAATGATGTTATTGATCAACTAACAATTGTGGAGTCAGTATCTTCTGGTTCAATTACTTCATATGAAATAATCAATGAAGGTGATGAATATAAGGTTGGAGATTCTGTAGAATTCAACCAAGACAATACTGGAGGATCTGGACTTTCTGCTCAAATTTCTGAGTTAACTGGTAAGAGAATTGATAACATTAACACTAATGTAACTTCTTACGATGATGTTGTTTTCACTTGGGATAGTGGGGCACAAGTAAAAGTAACAGTTGACCCATATCATTCATTGAATAACTTGGATTATGTAACAGTTTCTGGTTTCTCAACAGAACTTTCTCCATTAAATGGTTTTACTCAAATAGGAGTTACATCTTATACTTCTTCACTATCAAAAGATATCCCAGTATACAGTGTTGCTGGAGTAGTTACGGATATTTACGTTAATAGAATTCCTGACAATATTTCCATAGGAAGTTCTATAAAGATTGAAGGAGAGACTTTATCAGTTCTCAACATCTTCAATGAAGATAGTGTTCTGAGAGTTGTGAGAGAGTCTACTGGATCTGCACATACTGCAACGACAACGGTAAATTATATACCAAATACATTTACAATTAATAAATCAGTTTCTTATTTTGATTCTAAAGTAAATGACACCTATTACTTCAACCCCAAACAATCTGTTGGTTTAGGAACCACTTCTGGAGTTGGATTCTCAACCACTTTTGTAATTGGAACCCGCAATATTCCAACCTCAATCCCAACACAATCCATTTACCTACCCAATCATCCATTTGCAAATAATCAGCAAGTAATTTTTAGAAAATTATCATCCTCTTCACCAATCTCAGTATCTAATACATCTACAAGTGCTACATTTAATCTCCCAAGTTCTGGAGATCAGCAAGTAGTATATGTGATTAAAAAATCTGTTGATCATATTGGAATTGTTACTCAAATTGGATTAACCACTTCAACAAATGGTCTATTCTTTAGAAGTAATGGTGATGATAATTATCAATATTCAATTCAGTCTAATTTTGAGCAGATAAAAGGAGATATTGATAGCATTAAATCAACTGTTTCAATTTCTACCTCACATGGTCTACTATCTGGAGACAAGGTTGATTTGGAAGTAAAACCAAATCTTTCGGTTGGTATTGGAACTTCAACATCAATCAAGGTAAAATATGATTCCGTTAGAGAAAGAATCATAATTAATCCAGTATCATTTGATTCTGCGGGAATCAATACGGTAACAAATCAAATTACAATACAAAATCATATCTTTAATACTGGTGATAAGGTCATATATTCAAGTACAGCACCTGCTACTGGATTAACAACTGGATTCTACTATGTTTATAAAGTTGATAACGATAACATTAAGTTATGTGATACTTTAGTAGATGCTACAACTACGGATCCACTCTTTATTGATATAACAAATGCTCCAGCAGCTACTCATCAATTATCTCCAATTAACCCACCATTAAATGTAGTTGCTAATAATAATGTAGTATTTGACTTATCAGATAGTTCTTTATCTGGATATAAGTTTAAAGTATTCTACGATCAAACTTTTAAAGATGAATTTGTTTCTATTGGATCTACGAATTCTTTCTCTGTTTCTGGAGTTGGGACAGTAGGTTTATCTTCAACAGCATCGTTGACTATAAACTATAACAATGAACTTCCCTCTAAGTTGTTCTATAACTTAGAAAAGTCTGGTTATATTAGCACTGCAGACACTGAAGTTACTAATTACTCTCAAATTGCATTTGTAGATAGTGTTTATAATGGTTCATACAATATTTCTGGTGTTGGTGAAACCACCTTTGTAGTATCCCTTCAGCAGTTACCAGAAAATCTGAACTATAATTATTCAGATTGTGATGTTATTGAATATAGAACTACTTCTAGCACTGCTTCTGGTGGTATTTCTAAAATTAGATCCATATCGTCAGGAATAGGATTTAAAAAGATTCCATCATTTGTAGGATCAGACTCCGCTAATGGAAAGGGTGCCTATGTAATCGCAAAATCAGACTCAGTTGGAAAAGTAAATCAAACAAGAATTGTAAATGAAGGATTTGAGTATCCGTCCGACAAAACTTTAAGACCAACTGCTACAATACCATCCCTACTTACAATTAAAAACTCAAATACAATTTCTTCTATTGAAATAACCAATAATGGAAGAAATTACACCAGTGCTCCAAACTTAATTATTGTTGATAGTGAGACTGGTTCTAAAATTGATTCTGGTCTCCTTGTAGCAAATCTTTCAGGAACATCTGTTATCTCTGTAGATATTGAACAGGAACCAAAAGGACTCCCATCTACCCCAGTTACAATTAAAGCAATCAACAATACCAATGGTATTGGTATTCAAACTATAACAGGATCTTCTTCGGGAATAATTACTTGCTATCTTGTAACTCCTCTGAGTGGATTTGGAACTGAACCTTTCTCTGTCGGAGATAAAATCTACGTAGAGGGTGTTCAGAAGTACGGCACTGATGGCGATGGATTTAATTCTGAAGATTATGGATATGAATTTTTCACTGTTAGTGTCTATGAAAATGCAGGAACTCTCTTACCAAGAAAATTAGAATATAATCTGGCGGGTCTTTCTACAAATGTAGGTATTGCTAAGACCGTCCAAGATTCTTCCAGCTTTATAATAAATTCTAATAACTATCCACAATTTGAAGTTACTCAGACTTATTCACCTTTCATTATTGGTGAGCAATTATCTGTTAGAAATGAAACTGGATTTGAAATACAGGATCTAAGAGTAACCCAAGATGATCAAAATTATATTAAAGTATCTGGAAGTTATAAAATTGCTTCTGGACAAGTAGTTCGTGGAGTTCAGTCGGGAAATATTGCTACTATTGATAATGTAGGAACAAATACTGGAAACTTCAGTGTTGGTTATGGATCAACTCAAGAAATTGGTTGGTCTGATAATACTGGAAAATTAGATGAAGATAGTCAAGTAACTCCAGATAATGATTATTACCAAAATCTTTCCTACTCAGTTAGAAGTAATCAAGAGTGGGTTGATATTGTTAGCCCAGTTAATAGTATTCTACACCCAATTGGATTAAAAAATTTCGCAGATACAACAATTACTCAAAGTGTCGGTAGCGGATCTACCAATGTAACAGAATCTACTACAATTTTATATGATATCATCGATGAAAGTAGAGTGGATACAATTAATAATATTGACCTAGTTGTTGATATTGATACTGTAGGATCCACTTCAAGATTCTTGAAATTCAGCAACATAAAATTAGCAGACTATGTTGAGTGTAGAACTAATCGTGTTCTTTCAATTGATGATATTAGTTCACAATTCTCTAGCTCTGAAGGTGATGTTCAAACTTTTGCTAACATCCTTCCCATAAACAAATCAACCAAATACAATAACTATCTTGTTCAGATTACAAGCCTAGATTATAGTCAGGTTCAATTTACAGAATTGGTTGTTATCAACGATGATGAAGATGTTTATACTTTAGAGAAGGCAAGTATCAGCAACTTAGAAGGTAAGGTTGGTGATGTTGAAGGATATGTTGATCAGACTGGAGAATTCAACCTCAAATTTACACCTTATGATCCATATAATACAGATTATAAGATTAAGATTCTATCTGATAATTTCTCAACATTCTTCTCAGGAATTGGAACATATTCTGTAGGATTTGTTGATCTAATTGGATCCAATGCAAACGTATCTTCAGGAATAACAACTTCTCTGATTTCAAAAAATATTTCATCGTTTGAAACCCTCTATTCTAATATTCACGTATTAGACACAATAACCAATGAGATGAATTATGTTGAACTATATGTTGATCATGATGGTACCAATACAAACTTAACTGAGTTTTACTTTGATTCCAATAGCGAATATACTGGAAACTTTATTGGATCCTTCGGTGCTTCAATTTCGGGTGGAGTGCTAACTCTCAATTACACAAATACATCTTCCAATAATGTTATTGTTAGAAGTAAGAATATTGGATTCAATACCACAGCATCTGGAATAGGAACTTATAGATTTAAGAAGACAGGGCAAATTGATGGATTTGAAAGAACTGTAAACTATGTTTCTGATTTTTCAACTGTCTCTTCAGCATCCACAATTATTTCTCTTGATACGACTCTATTCACATCAGTAAAATCTGTTGTAAAGGTAAGTATTGGAGAAACAAGTGCTTTACATCAGATAATGATGATTTCTGATGGATCTGATACTTATACAGTACAATATCCATTCTTATCTGTAGGAAGCACCTCAGGAATAGGATCTTTTGGTGGAAACATTTCCGGATCAACAGCAAGTCTGGTATTCTATCCAGACCAAAATCTTTCTGGATCATTTGAAATTCTCTCTTTCAATGAGAAGTTCTATAAAATTGCTGATGAAATCAATCAACCAAATAATTTAGAGTATGCAAGTATAATCAATTCTCTTCATACTGCAAATTATTATGGATTAAATAGTGAAAATCTAAACAGACTTAATTTTGATTTAACCTATCAAGGATATCCAATCTTTATGAAGGAGTTTGATCCAAAAGACTCCACAATTTTAAATGCAGCAACTGGTGAGTTCTCTATTGATAATCACTTCTTCAATACTGGAGAAGAACTTATCTACAGACCAACATCTACATTCTTAGGTGTAGGTGCAACATCAGTTGGAATTGGGTCTACCTTAAATTCCGTTGGTGTAGTCACTGATAGATTACCAACCACAGTTTTTGCATATAAGGTTAATAATGATACATTTAAATTATCAACCAGAAGAGAATATGCTTTTGCTGGAATATGCGTAACATTTACTTCTCTTGGTGAAGGAAATGCTCACCAGTTAGAGATGGCTAAGAAGAATGAAAAGTCAATAATTTCACTTGATAATATCATTCAATATCCAATCTCATATGCACTGATTAGTAAGACCATAAACAATGGTTCCCCTATTGGATCTGCTTCTAGCATTTTTGCTTTGAGTGGAATTAGTTCCATTAATATTAACGATATTATCAAAGTTGATAATGAATATATGAAAGTAAATAGTGTTGGACTTGGTACAACCACGTCTGGACCGATTTCATTCACTGGATCTGTACCTCTTGTACAAGTACAAAGAGGATTTGTTGGGTCATCTGCAACCACACACGCAGATTCTTCTACAGTAGATGTTTATCGTGGATCTTTCAATATTTCTGGAAATGAAATTTTCTTCGTCAGTCCCCCACAAGGTATTATTGAGGACCAACTGGGACCTGATGTAGATAATCTTGCTGAAGCAAGGTCTACATTTAATGGAAGAGTTTTCCTTAGAAAAGATTATAGTACAAATCAATTATTCGATGATATTTCAGAAAACTTCACAGGTGTAGGTCAAACTTACACATTATCTACTCAAGGAATAAGCACAGTTGGATTCGGTACAACTGGTGGAAATGGTATTGTGCTTATAAATGGTGTCTTCCAAACACCAACCACATCAAATAACTTGAGTAATAACTATAGCATTATTGAAAATACTAACGTTGGAATTAGTAGCATTGTTTTCTCTGGAATTACATCTACT